CGTTTCGGTCAGCTCGAATCATATCATCACCCCGTTATGCTTGAATAATTTGCTTTCTAGTTATTTAGTACTTTATAATTAGAAATTAAATTTCACTTTATGAAAAATCCAGTAAATCTGATTTCATAAGTCCGTTTTCTCACCCTTATAGGATAACGAAATAACAGTGCCTTTCATGGCTTCAGTATAAATAAATCTAAAGATTTTAGGTGTTTCAATTTGTATGCCATAAGCTCTGCAAAACTTTATAAAGCCCTCACGAGTTATGATGTTCAAACGCTTAATGAATTTCACAATCCTCGGATTTTCTAACTTAAAATTCCTTAAATTAGTATTAGTAAGCTGATAGTAATCCTTGCCATGCTCGGCTTTATGCTTCATGTAGTAGTCAACCATTGTAGCACTAACACCTGTCAGCTTTTATTTGATTTTGATACCATTCTTTAAATGTCAAAATTATCAACTCCTAAAAATTATCAATACAATATCAAACAATTTTCTATAAAAAAGACATAGACACTGTCGCTTGTTTCATCATACACAGATGAATTATCTATTTCCCCATATATTGTAATAACATCGCCTTCTTTTATAGTTGCGGCGTCTGCATCGTCTATTTCAAACATCACTTGAGTATCAGCTGACGGCTCATCAGTTTTGAGTGTTAAATAGTTTTTTTCTGTTACTTTAAACATTGTATCTACTGTGCCTGTTACTGTTGCAGTCTTACCATCGACATTTTTATTGTTAGTTTTCAAATACTTTTCAAATTCATCACTGCTTGAAAATATGAGTTTTGATTCGTCAGTATAAGGTTTATAACTATATCCCGATTTGCTTGTACTACTTTGACTGTTTGTTTCAGAATTTCCAACATTATCTATGCACTCTTGAAATTTGCCCATTTGGTCATAAGCTCCTTTTAGTGAGCTTGCTAAATCGTCTGTAGCTTTTTCATAATTTTATTGCGATTCAGAAAGTTCAGATTGTGTCTTCTCAAGTTCTAATTGAGCCTCGGATTTTCCGTTACACCCAGCAAATGCCGATAAGACCAACAAAGCCACTAAAATAGTTGAAATTGTTCTCTTTTTCACAAAAATATACCCCTTGTTAATTATTTTGTAGATATTATATACCAAACAATCACAAAAGTAAAGAATATTTTTATTTCTTCATCAACATTTTTTCAATTTCGCTGATTTTCTCATTTTCGCTTTGACTTTTAGGCAGGGCGTATAGTCTTTTCATCTTACTGTAAAACTGACACTCGCTTGCAGACATCTTACTGCTGATTTTCATAGTGCGATCATTCATATTTTCATTAGGTATTGCATACAGCATACCGTTTGCACAAGTTAGTTTGCGAAGTTCGCAACTAAAAATTTTGTCTCCAACTTCAAACTCGAACTGTTGACCCTTAGCATAGTTTTCAAGCCACATTTGCAGTTCAAGCAGGACGGCACTGTGATAGTTGAGCCTGGTGTACCTACAAGTGTGTTATCAATCTTTGCAATAAGTGTTACTACCATCTTTTTGTCTACCTTTGCGGAAATCATATCCGCCATAACCTCTGGGTCTATGAGGTCGCTAAGCTTTGTTGTTTCTGACATAAATTATCATCCTTTCAGTTGATTATATTTTTCAGGGTCCGACTTTTTGAGTGCAAGCCTTTGCATATACCCCATTTTTGCAAAAGCTTCTGTTGAAATACTTGAAGGATTGCCTGTTCCAGTATGAGCGACAGGTTTACTAATAGGCTCATTTGATTCAAACAAGTAATCATTATCTGTTTTGATAGCTTCGATTGCTGTTTTTATATCCTCACTTTGATTCTTGGAATTTTTAAGAGCTTCAATATCAAGCAATGCTTTTACTGCTTTAGCATTTCGTGCCTTACTGGAGCTTATTGCACTATCAAGCACCGCACTAAATTCCATATCAGCGATTTTTGATTGATATTCAGTTTCCTTGTTTTTAAGGTCGCTATTCAATGTTTCAATCTTGCCTTGCAATTCCTTAACATCAATTCCGTCAAACTCCTTGAGGGCGTTCTGAGCCGTTTCAAGCTGTTCCTTATAGTTGTCTCTTTCGGCTTCAAGTCTTGCCTTTGTCTTTTCAATATCCGAGCCGTTCTCGCTCATTATTTTATCAACAATTTCCTTTTCAAGACCTAAATCCTCTAAAAATTTTCTTTGCATATAAATGCTCCTTTCGATACGCTTTTTACGAGGTTGCTTCTCATTCTATCCGTAGTTTTACGACTTCGGAGCGGTCAATTTTAGGCATTAAAAAAGCACCTTGATTTCTCAAAGTGCTTAGTTTCTTTTTATGAATCGTTCTTCGATAAATTCTCGGAAGTCCATTGTTTCACCTACTTTCTACTTAATCTTTTGATTTAAATGTATACGGAATAATTTGTTCAGGTAAGAAATTTATTTCATAATGATATTTATCAACATGTGCACCTGAAATATCTTCAACGGTATACATTGTCCAATCATTCAAGTATATATAATCAACCTTGTATTTCCCATTTTCAACTTCAATAGTAACCTCAAGTTCATGATTATCATTGTTAGATAATGAGAAATAACCTGTCAATTCTAATATCGGTTTATCAGAACGCATATTAATAACACTAAGTCTACGCTCAACATTAAAATTATCTGCTTCTTGTTGAACATTTCTTTTCGCCCTGTCTGCCTCTGTACAACCACAAATCATACCAACAAACACAGCTAATGATAGCCCACATACCAGTATCTTTTTATGTTTAATTTTCATTTTTAAATCCTTTCTAATTATATAGCATAGAAAAACCGCCTTTAAAGCATTTTAACTTTAAAAACGGTTATTGAACATATTGATATTTCACAATATAATCTACTTATCGGCTGGTATCCGAAATATATTATAGGAGGTGAATAAAAATGATGAATTGATTTATGCACAATGTTCAATTAAGGACGAAAAACATTGTGACGGTTACGAATCACCTGAGCGTAAATGTCCTTATCGCTATCCCCATTCTTTGAAAGACGAGATATAACTTCATTCAAAAAATCATTATAAATATCTCTTTTTTGAGAATAGCAATATTCTAAGAAACAGCATTGTGAGCAGTTCCCGTTTAGACTTTCACAATGCTGTTTCATTTTACTATGAAATTCGATTATATCCATAACATTCTCCATTAAACAAACCGCCCTCTGGGAGCGGTTAAATCAATATTTATTTTTTCAATAATTAAGAGATTTAGGAATTTCAGAGTTTTTAATTATATCTTCACTTATTTTCATTCTTGATATATGAAATGCTTTTTTACAGTCATTGCACCATACATCACCATATCCAATATCAGAAGATAAATTAATAATTCTGTAATCTGTATTTTCACTATTACAGAAAGGACACTTTCCAGCATTATGTGTTGCGATAATATTTGTAATATTATCAAGCCACTTCATAATAATCACCTCTTTTTAACTATTTGATAGAATACCCTTTCAAATCTGTATGCCTGTTTTTCCATTAAATCTAAATTTTTCTGCGCATATTCCTTGCCGTATTTTTTCAGTTGCAGGACATGACATTTTTCATGAAGTATTGTCTTGATTAATTCTTCTTCAGAAGTAAAAGCGTTCGGAAATAAATCTATTCTGCCAATACTATTATAATCTGTAGAGCCATAAAGAGGCATTGATAATAACTTTTCAGAGCGCTGAATTTTAAAGGTTATTCCCTTAATATCAATAGAATGTTTTCTACATAATGATAAAATTTCTCTTTTCTGCATTGGAATTTTCAAAGATAAAAAAGCACCTAAATTATGTTCCTTTCTATCTAATTTTCTTTCCAATCCTATTATACCATCATTGCTCGATTTTTCAACAGGTATTTTCCATTTTCCAACCCCAATATTTTCTAAACCGTCAATAGTCACTCTCTGCCTTTGTTGTGGCAAATCCATAGCTTTTGAAAAGCTTGTATATTCTTGAGAAGTACCTCTGTACTTTGCCCTTGCAAGCATTATGTCTGTTTCATCAGCTTCACCATCCTGCAACAGTTTGATTTTCTGCCGTTCTGCTCTCATTCTTGTTTCAAGTTGTCGCTGTCTTTGCAGAGCTTCATATTTTGTATATTGCTTGCCGTTGTAGTCAATCGGAATATTTTCTTGACGATTCATTTCGTCAAGCTCTTCTTCGGTATAAGTTGGAAC